CTCCTCCCCGACCAATAAAAAAATTTTTAAGGGGGGCATATCGACTGGACTATTCTGAGATAATGTTGTCACATTTTATGTAATTACATCTTCTGCACATGAGCTGGACATTATCCCATGTATGATTTCCACCTTTTGAGATTGGAATGATGTGGTCTATTGATGGATACATGTCATCGTTCGGATTGTGGTCGAATGTCAGAAGCTGTCCGCATCCTTGACACACTCCACCATATCTGTGATAGACTCCGATCAAACTAATTGAATGGTCAATGATGTCGCACTTCTTTAGTCTGTTTTCTTTTATGCGATTGTCTGCTCTTTTCCTACACGGAACGGAACAATACTTCGCCGTCTTTGCATCTCCAAAGAATATCTTGCCACATATCTCGCATCGCTTTGTTCTCTCAGCTTTTATCCTCTCGGCTTCGATTCTTTTCTTTTCGGCTCTTTCTCTTTCTTTTTTCTCCCTCTGGATTCTCTTGACTTCTAATCTCTGAAGCCTTTCATCGTGGAGAGAATCTATCTGGCATTGATGCGAGCAAAACTTTCCAGGAACATCAACTCTCTTGATCGTGAATTCTTTTCCACAATATCCACAGATTGCTGTCGGTCTTTGCTTTTTCAAGGATGCCCACTGACATTCTCGTGAGCAATACAAGCGTTTATTCTCATCCGCTTTGAACTCTTTGCCACATTGCTTGCATACTTTGATCATGCTCTATCCTTCTTGAAAATGTTCGAACCATGACTCTATGTACCCTATCCATGATTCATCTCTAGCCTGCCGAGCCCTGATCAGGCACTCGGTCTTTGATGTATTGATGAAGATGAAGTCGTCAGCTCCTGTCCTCTTCTGAAGTCTCTCTCTGTCTCCGAGTAGAGCTCCGCCTGTTATGATGAAAGCATTCGTCCAGTTGCCTGATCTGTATTTGATCACGTCATACAACTTGTCACGGACTTCAAATACAACTGAGCGCAAACTCTCTGGCTTGTTGTATCTATCGTTGATGCTGATGCATTCATAGATGCTGTCGATGTCGACCACGATGTCGTTCGGTGCTGCATTCTCTTTCACCCATGTCGTCTTGCCTGAGCATGGCGAACCATACACGATGTACACCTTTTTCGGTCTTGGCTTGTATGGTCTCTGCTGTCCTTTGTTGCCATATCCGAACCGCTCGTGGATCTGATTGTGGCATTTGAAATGAACCACAGCCATGTTGTCCGGATTGAGTGCGACCTTGTAATCCTTCACGTTCTGCTCTGTGAGTTCTTCCTTGTGATGGACTATCAGATCATACGGCTTGAGGATAGGTTTTCCACAGTGCTCGCATATTACGAAGCCATCCTCGTTTGTCTTCTCTGCAATTACTATCTGACGGAAGCTTTCCCATTCTTTTGATTTATAAAATCGCTCGAGCTCATTCATACTAGAAAACCCTTATCATACAGATCTTGACCTTGAAGGATATGTTTGCAGCGTCCTTGTAGGTCCTCTGTACTCTGACTCCGACCGACAGTCCTCCGCCATCCTTCGGAGTGAACGACACTCTGATCTGAGCTGGATTGCTCGGATGGTTGATTGCGTTATACACTCTGTCCTGTCCTACTATCTGAAACACGATTCCAGCTACGAATGTGTTGTCTACTGTGAACTCATCGCTGCGGATGTCGAAGTAATAGACAGTCTCGTTGCCGTTGGCGATTGCTGGTGTTGTTGTTGTGTTGAAGTAGATCTGACTTCTTGCAAGAACTTCCACGAGGTTCTTGTTGTTGTCGATACCGTTGACCATTTGTTCTCTCCTTATTCGATGATCAGCTTCTGGCCGATGTAGATCTTGTTTGCGTTCTTGATATTGTTGACAGCCTTCAGCTTTCCGATGGTTGTTCCATACTTCTTGGCGATTGCTGTGAGGTTGTCACCCTTCTTGACTGTGTAGTATGTTGTCTTCTTTTTAGCTGACGAGCTGGACGTCTTACCAGTCAGCCTCTTATTTACTTCTGCTTGAATCTCTGCGTAGGAGTATCCAGCCTCTGTCAGCTTCTTCTTCCTTGTCTCTCCGTTGCCCCACTTGCCTGCGATTACTTCGTCAGCTATCTCACCGACTGTCTTCTTCTTTGGTGCTGGTGTTGGAGCTGGTGTCGGCTTAGATCCTCCACTACTAACTGGAGTGTTGAAGAGCTTCTGTTCCTCGGCTCTCCTTCTCATGAGTCCTGCCAGGACCTTTCCGCCTGCCTTGTTATATAATGGAATCTTGTTCGCTATTGTTCCGATCGTTCTTGTTCCGTTTGCTGTGAGCTGATCTATCGAACCGATATTGAATGCGAAGGATACGAGAGCCGAATATTGATTCTCATTGAAATTGTATATCTTCATGTACTTGTTGACTGCATCCTCTGCCCACTTCACATCCTCTCGAAGGTATGCATCCGCCTGAGCAGCTGTGATCTTCTGACCTGGTTTCACTCCTTTGGTGTGGCCATAGCCGATAGTCCATACATTGACTGGATCTCTGTATGCTTCCAGTCTGCAGCCTTCGTACTTCTTGATTATGTTTAACCCTGCGTTTGATATTCTCATATCGTCTCTCCTTCTACCATTCGTCCGCTTCTTGTTTCTTCTTTGCCAGCTCCAGCTGTTCTTTCTTCAGATCCAGCGTTGCCTTGTCATCGTTGTGCCAGTCTGGATCTATGTTCTTCAGCAGGAGATGGATTGCTCCTGTGTCTGGCTGTGCAAATCGTGTGTACTCCTCCAGAACTGTTGTCTTCTTGCCGTTCTCGTTCTTAACGACTTTCTTTTTCTCTGTATATTCAAAACCTTTGGCTTTCTTGATCAGCACTGATTTGAGATCCTCAGCCAGGTCATTGTGAGCTTTTTTGAGTATTTCCGAAAATTCAGGATGTTTCTCTTTGTAAAGACACCATGATGAGTACGCAATGCCCAGTTTTTTCGCCACTTGTTGCTCTGTCGATTCCTGGAGCATTATTCGAATTTCTTGAAAAAATGGTTTCACATGAGTCTCGTACTTATCAGGTCTTCCTCGTTTCGCCATATCATCCCTCTATTCTTTCAGCTTTCCGCCCTGTGAAGTTCTCCCATCTTTGAATGATGACGTCGCAGTAGTGAGGATCTAGTTCCATCATGTAACATTTGCGATTGAGCTGTTCGCACGCAATGAGTGTTGTTCCTGATCCTCCGAATACATCAAGGACAATCTCGCCCTCTCTGCTACTGCTCTTTATTGCTCTACTGCATAAGGCTATCGGCTTTGGTGTTGCGTGGCCTCCCGTGTCTTTCTTTTCGCTTGGTGTGGTTCTGTCGAAGTGCCACACATTGTTCATATTGTCGTGTGTATTGTCGAAATACGCTCTAGTGTTGTACCACTCCTCACGGATACGGTCGTACTCCTCACGGATACGGTCGTACTCCTCACGGATACGGTCGTACTCCTCACGTGTCAAAACTCCGTCGCTCATCATGTTTGTAATGCATTTTATAAATCTTTCATGATTTGGAAACTCCCATTGACTTTTTGCCAACCAGTGGCTGCATGTTGTAGTTTCAGCGTATCGAATAATGTCATCTGTTGACATGTTTAAGTCAGTTTTTAACAATTTAATCAGTGTTGTTCTTATTGGCTCGAAGCCTTCCCAGTAGTCTGCCTCTGTTTCTCCGTAAGTCTGTCTCCCTCTCATGACGAAGAGGCATTTTTCATCAGCGATTGGATACATCCTAAAATCGCTTGATAGCTGCCCCATTCCTGACCCTTTATCCCACGTAATGAGATTTCTGAATGTCAGCTTGTCTTCGCCTTTCAACTTCTTCAGAGGCTTTAGGATTTCGGAGTAGATGTCCATCAAAGGCTCATCCGTTCCCCAGCAATACCATGACCCGTTTTTCTTCATAACATCGAAGGTCAATGGGATCCATTTCTTGTTGAAGGCAAGCAGGTCGTCATAGTTGAGGTTGTCGTTCAGCACTCCGTCTGATTCTTTTTTCATTCCGTATGGTGGATCAGTGAAGACAAGATCTATCTCTTGCCCCCCCCCTTAATTTCTCAACGTCTTCCTTCTTTGTGCTATCTCCGCACATGAGCCGATGCTCTCCGAGTTTCCATATCTCTCCAGGGCTTACTCTCTCCGGAACTTCATCCGGTGTTTCGACTTCTTCGAGCTCTACAAAACTTTCAGCCTCTCTTTCCATCTCCTCGAAACCGAACTG